CCCTCGAGGTTCATATTGACCCCCACCTGTGGTTCATTTTGACCCTCAAGTATCTTCTTAATGATGTCCACATTTAACTTCATAATTCTAATTCTTACGGTCGGACGATTTACAATCACAATATTATCCTTGGTTAAATCTCCAATGATTCTCTTGACTTGTCTCCCCGACAAACTTAATTTTTTACATAGATAATCATTTGAGACCCTTGTTTCAGGATAACTTGTCAAAAATGATATCAGTAAATTATGACTCATATTATATCCAAAATCTCTATATTGGATAAAGTTATATTTTTTTAAGTCCATAATGTAATTTATTATTTGTCATTGGGAGAACTTGTTTCTCCCTTTTTCATTTTATCTAACCATTCCCTCATCAAATCTTCAACGATTCGTTTCATAATTAGTCGTTTTTTTACACAATAAACTTTCATCTCGTAATGTAAGTTTATTTCAATCGGTATCATTTTGTCTGTTTTCATAATACAAATATAGTCATCTATTGACCCTTAGTCAAGTCATGATATATTTATTGAGTATGGGAAACAAACGTATTGACACATACCTCTCAAGGAAACTGTGGAGGGAAGACGGAATCTACTACTTCTGTAGGTTGTGTGGTGATTACAAACGTGAGGATGAATTCTATAATTCAGTTCATACTCCATTTGGTAAGACCTATAAATGTAAAATCCATTTTGTTAAAGAGAAACCACAGAACAACCCTGAGTTGGATTATCTGAAGATGAATACAATCACAGATTCAGATTTCCAACAGACCGAAGTTCTCCTGAAGAATCTTGGTTACACATTTGGACCAACAGAACTTCCTGTATGGAAACAATTTGAAATAAAACACAATCTTTAAAAATTATGATAGGAGCAAGTAAAATCAATCAGACAACAGATGACCTCGACCGTCTACAAGAAATGTTTGACATGGGTCTAAACAACAGTCAAATCTCAAGAATCTACCGAACCAATTCGGGTGAATCATTATCTCGTGTTCACATCTCTCAAATTCGTAGGAACAAAAGATGGAATACAGAGAACCATTCCTTTGTAATGAAATATGAACTTGGAGGTAATTACCTCATTGAAACTGAGGTTATCGACACCATATACAAAACCGTAATTGGTATGGTATTCACAGACACCTCCAATTTGTATGTTTATTTGACATATAAGAACGGTTCTCTACAAAGTGAGGGTAAGATATCACTGATGATAAAACAACCCTCCACAGAAGAACTTACGAGGTTTCATAATCAATGGGTATTTGATGATGTCTCACAACTTAGATAGAAAATATCAAAAGGACGGTATTGATTATTGTTACTGTCTAAAACATGAGGGTTACCAGCCATGTTCTGAGTTTGCGGTAAACAATAAAAAAATCACCGGATTCAATTATTACTGTCGCAAATGTATCAACAGTTATCAACTAACTCGTAGGGACAAAGTAATCCGTCATAAAATCGTGGACGGTGTTGAGATGTGTTTGTGTTCCAAACATGAGGAGTTTCACCCCTGTGACGATTTTCAACGAACCAAAGGTGGTCACGGTTACCAATACAACTGTAAGGTGATTACCAAGATATACAACGGACCAAGGAGTAATGACCTCGCACGTAAGAACGAAAAGGAACAATCAATGGAGATGTTAACCCTACTTGGATACGATACCAACAGTGAGATTCCAATTTATCAACAATTTGAAATTAAACACCAATTATGACACAATACGATAAAGAATTACAATATGTAAGAAAGGTTATAAACTCAGTTCAGAACCAAAATCAACTCAGGGTTGCTCAAGTCCTAAAGAATAACTTCATATCAAAATACTGTGTCTTGGTATCTCCAACAGACCCTACGTTTTTATCCCTGATAAATGAACTCAACGAATTGGAAAGAACAGTTACCCGAAAAATTAGTTCGGATTATTTGTTTTAATCAAATCTGTTTTTTATATTTGTGATATGGGACAACAAAAAGAAAACTACGAGAAAACGATTCCTGTTTTACAGAAACAGAAATTCGCTAAGGATTTAGATTTTTACCTTCTGACCAAAGAAAAATCACAAACAATTCAAACCTCAATTAAATCAAAAAATGGATAACAAAGAAAAACTCATCATCCGACAATCATCACTCAATAGAACGATTGAATTCTATTCTAATATGGGATTAGAACCCACAATGTTGGAATTACTTGCGACATCGGAACACTTGGTTCAATATGTTGAAAATGGTTTAACAAAAGAAATTATTGAAAAAACCAAAGGTGTGGACAAATTTATTAAAGACAAAAAAAATGGGTAAGGTAAAATACTATGAAAACGTATATTCAAATCCTAATGATTTGATTCTTCACTTCTTGAGTGACGTGTTAGACGAAATGAAAATGGATTTGGAATCCGTTGAGGTGACCATCCGTCAAAACGATAACTATGCGCTCATCATGGATAAACACGACAATGTGTTTTACGTCCGTTGGATTGAAGGAAATGTTGATGATGACGATATTATCGTCATTGATTATGAAGTGTTCTATGAAGAACCACTAAATGACAAACAGATTATTTAATCTTTTTTCTTAGATTTTACGTTCTTCCAAATCATAATTAGATTGAGTCCGATAGCACTCATTAACGAAACAATCGTTAAAATTTCTATCGGACTCATTACTGTCATTCCGACACCGACCATCGTAAGTGTATTTGCGATTACGGTATCTCTTTCCATATTATTCACCTGAATTGGGACCACCACCATACCAAAAAGGAATAGGACAGTCAAATACGTTTAAGAACCCACCACCATATTGACCCCTAAATCTTCTTGAGGTTGGAAGGGTAATTGATGATTTAAATGCTCCTGTGAATTCAGGAATCAACTGACCTCTGTTTACTCCGATTTGACTATACGCAGGGTATTTCCATGACTCAAATACAAGGTGTCTTCTCATGAGGTTGTCGAGGAACTGTGCTCTCTGTTGTGCTTGTTCCTTCATGTAACGGAACTCCTTGATACCAATGGATTCGGATTGCTCAGAACGGAATTGTTGGAGACCGATGTTTACCGCTTTTACGAACAAGTTGTCCAAGACAAGATAATATGAGAACGCAATCAAGGTAGGTTGAATGAAATTATTCAATAACTCCCTGTTATATGTATTCGCAGACAACTGAATATCACCCGTATAAACTTGGTCTAAAATCTGATTGTAGAAATTAGTCCCCAAGGTCTCTTGAGTGAAAATCATCTGTGCTGTCGCTATCCCGTATCGGAGTTCTTCAGAATCAATATTTGGGTCCAAAGGACTTGAATCCTTCAGACGTTGTTCGGAAATTAAAAGAACATTAACCATTATGATAAGATTGGGTTTGGTATGATTGATAGGTCAATCTCCTGACCTGGATACATAAGTTCCATAACAGGTTGTAATTCCCTTATTAAGAACTGTTGTAGAGGTTTAATTGTCGTTGTGGTGAACAACTTATATGCGGTCTCGATTTGTTCTGCTTGTGAGGAAAATCCTGTTGGTGTTGGAAGACCCAAAAGTGATGGGTCTGGGATACGGTGACCTGCAAGAATATTCTCTCTAACCAACGAGAAAATCTCAGAGAACATCCCTGATTGCATGTTTTGAGCAATCTGAGTAATCTCAGGTTTCTCTCCTTCAGGACCACCCCACGATACTATGATACGACCTGTGTTTCGTGCTCCTGTGTAACGTTCCTCTAATCTCTGTAAAACGTTCTCTTGTTCGTTCTGAGAATCAGGAGCAGACTCAGGGAAATGAACCCAGAGTGACGGAGCAGCGCCGTTGGAAATATTTGATAAATTGTATTCAGAAATCGCTCTTGATAGACGGATATCCAATAACGCTGAGGAGTATTCAGGACTACCATAAAACATATAACCCGGTTGATAAGATTTCATGTGAACAATCTGACGGTCAGTAAAATCATTTGGGTCAAACTCTTTCAGTTCAACAATACCCGCTTTTTTCCACGTTAACCAATCATTACAAAAATACCAAGTGTCAGAATATAATTCTGAGTTCTTTGGTTGACCTGCTCTCATGTATTTGGACGGAATAACATGGAACCCTGAGATACCTTCTCTACGGTCTTTTTTCCACACGATTTCAAGGAATAAATTTCCTGTTACAATAAACTCAAAAAACATCTGTTGGATAACATCATTCAATGTCTCCTTGGTATTGATTCTATAATCATTTACGAATCCCTGTCCCGTTGCATTCATTACCTTAGAACGAATACAAGCGTTATTAATTGGTGAGTAATCTACATAATGGTAAAGTCGTTGGACTTCCATATTATCCGCACCCCAACTCACAAAAGGGTTTCCTTTATACAGTTTCTCCTCCCATCTGTCGATGTTGTCTAAGGAGAAATTCATTTGGTCTATTTTAATCATTAGTCGTTATTAGGATTGTATATCACATAATAAGTATCCGTTGTTCCTGAGTAAACGGTAGGGTTATTCTGATTGGTTCCAACAACATTTACCAACGTCTCATAAACAACGTCATGAGACAACGCAGGATTTAAATTGGTTGTTGAATATTGTTCATAAACTTTTAGTGCGTATTCACCGGGAATTAAGTGAACATTGGTTTCACCACAAATGGTAGCACCGGTCAATACCTCAGGAATTGAATCGTCTATATCAATACAAAAAAGGTCATACGCTGGTTCGTATCCACTAATACTTGGTGGAACTCTAAACGGAATGAAACGAAACCTCTGATTGGAAAGTTTGTGAACCATCGACCATAGGTAAATTACGTTCCCTGTAAGTGTTTTGTTACGAGAACATACCGCTGCTGCTTGGTTGTTTTGATTTTGATTCAGATATATCATCAGTATTCGTATTCAATTAAATCACCGTTCTCTGCTTCCATTATATCACCTGTTTCATAAAGAATGAAGTGTGGTAATGCACTTGGAGTTGGAGTAGGGGTTTTAGTTGGAGTCGGTGTTGGTGTTTTAGTTTGTGTTGGAGTTGGTGTTGGACTAAACGGAGGAACAGGTTGACACTCATCCCAATCATTTGCATTGGATGTCCATACTTCAGTTATAGCACTCCAAGCACAATTAAAAGGTATAGGTGATGTTGTCGGTGTTGGAGTAAGAGTTGGACTCACAGATACCGAAGGTGTGATACTTGGGGTATTTGTAGGACTGATACTTGGAGTATTTGTTGGACTGATACTCGGTGTGTTGGTAGGTGTGATACTCGGGGTATTTGTTGGAGTATTAGTTGGAGTTAAACTAACAGATACCGAAGGTGTTATAGTTGGGGTTGTTGTTGGAGTATTTGTTGGTGTTGTTGGAAAAGGAATTGAATCTGAACATAATCCTATAACCGCACCTCGATAACCACCATTACCTGTTATGGTTAGAGAAGTAAAATTACTTGGTGCGTTAATATTGAATTTAGCGAATGGTGTATCGCTAATACTTGCACAACATCCTAAACCTTGTGCTACGGTGTTTCCTGTAAATGTGGTGAAACAATTTGAACCTACAAATGATAATGTCGGATTACCTTCACTTGTTGTAATATCAAATAATTCTTCATTAAGACCACCTGCACATCCTCCACCGTATATTACAATATCAATATCGTTAACACCACTTGTAAAGTTCAAGGTGTATGAGAATGGATAAATTGGAGGAGGACATGCACTAACACCACCATAACCTACATAGATTCCACCTGTAGGTGGGAATATCGTTCCACCACAACAAAGTTGAGGACTGAAGACATAAGGAGTTGCTGCACCACTAAAAGATTGTGTAATGGTAATTCCATTGATTGTATCAGGAGGATTTACAAAACTATTACACAAATATTGCGGAGAAGGAGTTAAAGAAATAGTCGGAGTAATACTCGGTGTGATACTTGGAGTAAGAGTTGGTGTTAAACTTACAGATACCGAAGGTGTAATACTTGGGGTAATACTTGGGGTATTTGTAGGAGTAAGAGTTTGACTAATACTTGGAGTTATACTTGGAGTTATACTCGGTGTAGGTGTTGGTGTTGGAGTTGGTGGTAATGGTGTTGATGATGGGTCAGGAACGAACCTAACTATAATATCCAATAACGCTCGGTTCTCACCGAGATAATCACTAAACTTTTTATTGAGGAAAACCCTACCCATAACAAATCTTTTTTTTATTTATTATGTGAATTTTAGGTTGTATAGTTTGAGTTCTGAGTGATGTATATTTCATTAGCAAACACATCAACATACCATAAATCAAAACTATTGTGGGTTAGATTATCTCTACCACCATTATTGTAATTTACAATATAACCTGATGCCGTTACAGATGTTAGATTATATGTTCCTGTGTTATCAAATAATATTCTATATCTACCACCATCTCTGATGTTAGTTAAAGTTAAAGTTGCGTTTTGGTCTAATACTATTTTTTGTGAAGATGATACATCAAAATTGATAGTAAATCCTGAACCACCTGAAGTTGTATTGATTAAATCAGATGTATTACCTACCGTTTGTAATGATTTACAGAATAAAGTATTTGTAAATCCTGATGGGTTTGAGTTTAGTCCTTGAAATACAACACAACCTACATTATCCGCAACTGAACCATCACCTATCGCAACTGCATCATCCGCTGATGCTAATGCGTTTCTACCTATCGCAATACCTTCTGTTGCAGGTGCGGATGCTTGTGCGTCAGTTCCAATCGCAATACTCCTATCACCTACAGCAATAGCACCGTGTCCCAATGCTACAGCACTTGTTCCCTGACTATTACTATTTTTACCCATTGCTAAACCCGAATTTCCGTATGTCTCTGCGTTTTCACCTACAGATAATGTAGATGCTCCGAGTGCTTTAGCACCTGTTCCTAAAGCGAATGACTCTTGAACCGCTCTTGAGTCTGTTCCAATACAGATGTAGTTATTTCTTGTTCCATCTCTGTTATCATTTCTCGCTCTATATCCTATAGCAATTGAGTAAGGTGAGGTCGCTTCAGCACCATTACCAATAGCGATTGCACTCTCTGTGGTTGCAGTTGTTCCAAGAAGTGTTAACCAAGATGAAGATTGAACTGCATTATTACCATTTAATGAGGTCATACCCAACACATATTTCAGTTGAACTTTTGATGTTGTAGTTTCACCACTATCATTTTTTACCAACCAGTCATTAAATGTGGATGCTGTTGTAGTTGGTAATGCGGATATTTTTAAGTTAGCCATATTGTATAAATTGTTAAATTATCTAATTGTGTGTAATAAGAAACCTGCTGTAATGTTTGCTGATGTTGATGATGATAAGGTTGCTGCTTCAGTTGAGGTAAAAGTTGAAGGGAAGGACGCAGTATTGTAAACCCAAGTTTGAACTGTGGTAGTTCCGATATTTTGTGTTCCCAAGAATGCTGCAGTTCCTGCGGTATTCAACACCCAACCTGTATTAAATGTGACAAACTGTGTAAAGTTGGTAGTGGTTGTAATAGGTGCTGCAAATCTAATGGTTGGATTTGTTGCTGCGTTATATCTTGTAAGAACGAAGTAAACTCCGGGTCCTGTTCCTGAAAATGTGAATGGTGTTGGTAAAACCATAGTTTTTACACCTGTTGAGGTTGTCCCTGTAACGGTGATTTCACTCATTATTTTTTGATAAGGGATATAACCATATCCATCCAAATATTGTGAATTGTAAAGAGAAATATCTACCGTCTCTGTTGCGTGTAGTGTTGTGCAGTTAACCGTAATAGCGGAATAAGTCTCAACACCATTATCATAGAAATATGTTGAACATAATTGATTTTGGTTTGAACCAGGAGAAGCTGCTAATGTCCCAAAACCATTACCATAGTATTGACCAACACCTGCTTTATAGAAGGGTAATAAATTACCTCCTTGTATTCTGTTTTCAGCGATTTTAAACCCCGTGTCATTACCCAATCCATCTTGAATTGATTGAACGGTCTGTGTAATACCTGTTGTTGAATCAGCGAGTTTTAATAAACCCTGATAGGATAAGTTAATTTGTAGTGGGGATAATGCACTCATACGTTTTTCTTATAAATATTTTAGTTTGTTTCCCCCGAAAAGAACTGTGTAAAGTAGTTGGGGGTATCTCCTGTTATGGGTTGATATGGACCTAACCAGTCCACAAGTGGTAATGTTTTAACCCAATCCAATTCAGGAAACTCTGATGCTTCCATCTCTTGAGTTGATATGACCCATTCACCATCTGTCATTTGGATAGGGTAGAAATACCAATCAGGAGCAACCATTTCTCCTATAAGGGTATCTTTTTGTATAATTGTTAATAATCCTACTTTCATAATTAAACTTGTCTTCCTAATGTTGTTTGGAAGTTCTGAATCGTTGTGTATAGATTTGATACTTCACTATCTGTTAATTTTGTTCCTGTAGTAACAAACGCATATTGTCTTGTTGTTGGTGATTCAACTAATCCACTACCAATCCAGTTTCTTGCCATTAAGAACAAATCACCGTTTGGTCTTGATGTTGATGTTGTTGCAGAATTACCAAGTGATGTTGAATTTCTATAAAATTCAGTATCAGTTGAACTTCGTCTTGTTATGGTAAATAATCCTTGAGAATCACTATTTGAGAATGTTCCTTGAGTTTGTGCGTTTACAACACCTCTTGTATCATCCAATGTTGACCTTGAGTTTATTTGAGTTCTTTGTGCAGCAACTTCATAAACACCCATATCGAATTCGTTAGTCGCTTCTTGTTGGTTTGTTCTTGAATAGAACGACATATGGAAATCATCCAATGTTCCAATACTACTTGGGTTAGAATTCAAATCACCATAACCTGTTGAACCATTTGAAACAACACCATTGGTAGAGAATGTTAAACCACCATTCCAAGTGATATTACGGGTTCCAGGGGTCTTTCCGTTGACTGATTGACCTCCACTACTATTTCCACCTAAAAGTGGGTAGAATGAGTATAATTTACTCCATAGACCATAATTGAATAGGTCATAGAATAATTGATATGTTGCTCCTGATGATGTAGCGTCAAGAGTTCCCCCACCTGCAATTACCGCAGACATATAGGTCTGTGCTTCACTCACTCCTTGAGGAGTTGGAGTTGGAGTAGGAGTTGATGTTGCAGTCACTGATGGACTCGGTGGTATAGGTGATGACGTTGGGGTTGGTGTAAGTGTTGGTGTTAAAGTTGGACTAACAGATACAGATACTGATGGAGTATTCGTAGGTGTGGTTGTTGGTGTTAAACTTGGACTAACAGATACAGATACTGATGGTGTATTAGTTGGGGTTGTTGTTGGACTAATACTTGGTGTATTTGTAGGTGTTGTTGTCGGTGTTAAACTTGGACTAACAGATACGGATACAGATGGAGTAATAGTTGGACTAACTGAAGGACTAATACTTGGGGTAATACTTGGTGTTAAACTTGGAGTAACCGAAACCGATATTGACGGAGTAACCGTTGGGGTTACTGTTGAAGTCGGACTTGGACTCAATCCAGGTGTTGGGGTAATTGTTGGAGTAATACTTGGTGTTGGGGTAGGTGATGATGTTGGAACAGGTGATGCGGGAACTTCATTGTCAACCGACATAACAAGATTCCATACAGGTATATTTTTTTCACCAAGAGGTTTTAACGCTTCTTGGAAATCAAAAGGTTTTTTCTTTTGGGAAATACCCGATACGGGTCTATAACTTCTTCCGTTCCACTTCATATTTTTAATCTGGCTTTAAAAAAAGGGGGAGGTTATCCTCCCCCCTTCTTATGATAAATATCACGGGAAATTACTGAACAGTAATACCTGTGAATAATGCTCCTAAGGTTGTTGTTACCAACAATTCTTGAGTAGCGACTGGTTCACCACCTTGAATAGTCAAAGCGTTTAATCCGTTAAGGTCTGTATATGCTTGACCTGTAGCAATTCCACCTGAGATGACCAACGCTCCGTTGTTCCATGCTCCTGACCAATATCTACCGTTATTATCTTTTACGATGAACACGATATTATTTTGACCAACCAATTCAAAGAACATATTTCTAAGTTCCTTGTCAAGTTTTGGAAGATTCATTACCAATGTTGGTGTGAATACAACTGAACTTGAAGTGGTGTTAATGTTGATATCTTCTGTGAAGGCAGAACCCTGTTTTGTTAATTCAAATTTGTAGAAAATTCCTGTTCCTGATGCTGAGGTAATTTGAGAATCAACGTTCTCAGTATAACCTGTTATTGCAGCAGTTCCTGAACCCCCTAAAATCCATACTGTAGATATACCACCTGTTGACGCTGTGCGACAATCTAAGGTGTATCCGCTTGATATAAAGCAACTCATTTTTGTATAATTTTAGTTAAGGTTTATTAGTTTGCAACTACGAAAGAATCAACGCTGAATACGCCGAGCCCGTATGTAGCATGAAGGTTAAGTTTTACAATGTCCTCGAACGGGTCATAGAGTGCGCGTTGAGTGAAAAATTCGGAATTCATACCTACCATTACGTATTGCGCCGGTCCTGCGTATACTTTACCTTGACCAGTCAAACCTTGAGTTGGAATTACTCTACAGTTAGATGCAGGTAACATAACACCCCAATCAGCACTATCTGTTCCTACTGATGTGTTATCAGTAAACAGGTTGATGAATGAGTTGTTTCTCATGCTAGCAACAAGCGCTCTGTAGTCAGAATAACCACAGTAAATTACAAGGTCATCTCTGTGAAGAACGTTCTCAGGAATTGCTCTGTAGTATGAAGAGAATACATCCAAACCGTTAGTAGCAGTAGCACCTGTGTAAGCAACTCTTGTTGCTCCGTTTCCTGATGTAATTAACGCAATTACACCATCAAAACATTGTGAGTTATAAATTGTTCCACCTGATGCGGTTGTGTTTCTCCATAATTGTAGTTCAATTTGGTTAGCAGTTCTGTTAGCGATATCAGTTAAGATAACCTCCTCAAATGGAACTGTCTCTTGGAAGTTTGCGTCAGTTAAATACTGAGACAAATAGGTATCAAACAACGAGTATGGGCATAATTGTTGGTTTACCTTTTTGCTACAAAGATTAACAGTTACAACATCTTGTGTTGTATCACCTGTCGGAGTAAATCCACAAGAAAGGTCTTGCAAAATTACATCGTTAGTTACGAAACCAACCAATTCTGTGGTTCCCTTTAAATTTACTCTTACAGAACTATATTTTGGAAGTGTAAGACCAAGAAATGCTTTAATCATCATATCATCTCCATACTGTTCGTATGTGGGAAGATTTGACAAATCGTAGTTAAAAGAGAAGTTTTTTGCTTCACCTTTTTTTAACATTTGTTTTTTCATTTTTTTTATTGTTTTTTTTTAATTCTTTAATGCTTCCCTTAAAAATCTCACCTTTGCGTCCATTATGTTTTCTTGTCCAAAGGTTTTTTTAACCACTGGATTATTATGGACAGGAGAATTTTTAAATTCTTCATAATCTTTTTTATAGGATTCAAAATCCTTGGAAAAATTGTTTAACATTGATAACATTTCTGTCATCGCTTGTTTCATGTTTTTCATGTCACTTTTCATGTCTCCAAGACTTCCTTCACCTTCTTCATCAGGGTATTTAACCCCCGTGATTACACCCTCACCGTCTACCACCAAAGTGATACCGGATTCTGTTGTGTGTTGACCTTCGGGTGCTGAAACTCTTTCTCCACTTTCTGTAATAACATAGAGTTTTTGACCAACTGCGAAATCACTTTCCTCGTCAGTTTCAATTTTAGTTCCGTCAGTTAAGGTTGCTTTTGATAGGACTTCTGTTTCGATTTCAACATCCGTCGCTGCATCTACCACAGGACTCGATTCCTCTACCACAGGTTTGTCCTCAATCTTTGAAATGATTGAATCCTCACCAACGGTAAGAATCAACCCTTCACGAGTTTCGTGTGAACCTGATGGTGCGGGAACCAATATCGAATCTTCACCAACAACAAAAAGTCCTTCACCTACGGAGAATGGACCTTCTTGATTATTTGTGATTTCGGTTGAACCGTCTACCAATTTAGTAACCATGAACTTTTCGGACTTAAATTTTAATCCTAACAAAACAGCGATTTTGTTGATTGCTTCTGTTGCGTTCATTTAATCAATTATTTGATTTAATATGTTTATGATTTGTTCTAATAAATACTCATCGGTTTTAACCTGTGAAAAATTCATTAAGAAATTACCTTCTACGGACATTCCTTTGACTTTTCCATTTTTAATAAGTTCATTCCAAATCTCATTTCCCTCGGGGGTTTCGAGGATTTTATACCCCCCCATCCATGTTCCAAACGGAATCTGTTCTTGGGTAAAACCAAGTTCATATGATTTATCCTTTTCACCTTCAACAATCCATGACTCCACCATCACCGCATCACTGTATTTCTTATCTGAATGTTCGTAGTTGGTTGCTCGGGTTCGTTGTTCTATCATGAACTTTTGTTGAATCTTAAGAATTGTCTCAAGAGTAAATTTTACAAAATACTTTTCATTTGACACTTCATCAAAACGAGGTATTAGAATATTAGGTATCATCAGTGGAGTGTAAACCATCCTTTGGTCCGTCTTGGTAGCGAACATCTGATTGGTTTCTTTACTGAATCCTACCTTACAAACATCACCAAAACAATCTAATGACTTGGTATAAGAAACTGAGTTCATGTTTTGTTGAGATACTATGTAAGCAATCTCACTTTTACGTTTCGTCTCTTCGTTGTAATATCCTTGGTTAGGAAGTTCTTTTGGTGCTTGTCCTGCAAGACCCTGAGCGTATCCTTGGTCCGCTCGGTTTCTACCTTGGAATAATGCTTTATACCAAGCGTGAACACAATTCGGTCCACCTTTATACAACCACTTAGAATACGGTTGTCTGTTATGTCCAAATTGGGTGTTTAAATCCCTCAGAGCATCGATTTGTGCTCTACGGAACCATCTACCCTGAATGGAAGTGCAAAAGTCTCTGTCAGGACTTCCTCCGAGTTTTCTGTTATACTCAAAATAAGTCACAGGTGTAGGGTGATTCAACCCGTAAATTTCAGATTCAGTAAATCCTCTAAGTAGGGGGTTGGTGACCGCTTCAAATTCTTCTTGAGTCAGGTTCTCTTTTAGTTTGGTGAATTCTTGTTTCATCAACAAATCTTCCTCTGTCCATTCAAAATCTTCTTCATGTAAATCACATCCACATGAGAATAACACAGGTTCAATCAACATACTGTCGGTGTCTCCTGATGATGGGTAATTGTCGTAACTTGGTAATCCTGTAACATCGTAATCGAACTTGATACCTACTCCATCTAAATCTTGAATAACTCTGAAGTTATTATCGTAGTGTCTTTTGATTCCAAGTTCTTTAATTTTTTCAACCTTTTCTTGGTTACTTCCTGTGGTGTAAATATGACTCGCAGGGAATCCATATTCGTTACTAAGGTCAATCATTTCCTTTGAGGTCATTGAACGTGCGGATATGATATAAATCAGAGACCCCCTTTGGAGTTCCTGTTTCAATAACATTTTACCACCACGAGTATCTAATGTATCATCCCAATCAAATGACACTTTGTCAGGAGAGAATTCCCTGTTCTCCCACATTCCATAACATTGACCTAGCGCTTCATCCTCGGTCTTACCTTCGTTAATTAGATATGGAATACAACGGGAAATAAACTCATCTTTGGGTTCACCGATTGTTGGGTAAACAAAATCTTGGATACCCATTTCTTCTTGTTGGTCAAGAATCTTGTCGACCCATGTTAACGCTTCCTGACCACCCCAAAGTCCCATAGCAATCGTTCCATTGTCATCCCAATTACCCGTGTCATAGGTCGAAGCTCTTGATAGGAATGACTTCATTCTCTTGATGGTCTCCAATGAGATTTCCTCTTGGTTACACAACTGTTGTGCACGAACCTTTCCTACTTGAGTCCCTGCTGGATTACCACGTTTCTGGTTCTCCTTGATTGCTTGACATGCTTTGGAGGAGACATAGTCGGGTGCTTTAAAGAATTTGTATTTGGAGAAATACATAAGTTCCTGTTCTATCGCAGGGTATTCAACCCATGCTACCTCGAACACACCGGTGTTTCCTGATAATTCAGGGTCTATCTCAAGTTCTATAATTTTATACATTGTTAATAAATATTTTGATTAAATCTGACTGAGTTTTTCAAGTCGTCTTGCTGTCTCTTGTTTAGCGGTGATATCCGATTCTACAACGTATGCTCTAATTGGGGTATTACGTTGTTTTGCGATTGCTTCCACGATACGTGAATCATCATAACCTGGTCCGATTGGTCTTCCACCACCCGATTGGTTAATCTGACTAAGTAATCCCATATAGTTTATAGTGGATACACGGTTGATTACTGATTCATTACCTTCGAGTTCAATACCTCCTTGTTGAAATCTAACTCCCCCGTTTTCATGTGAAGGACCAAATACCATCCCACCACCTTGTCTCTTTAACATACCACCACTTCGGTAACTGTCAATGTTTGCAAGTTGGGTTGCGATGATTCCTGTCTGAACCGCACTGAGCGTCGCAACCAACGCTGCTGCTACGAATGACCCTGGTGTGGGTCCATATACCGCAACTGCTTTGGTGATTGCTTCTGCGGTGTTTGATAAAGACTGAGCAAGTGAAATCCTAAGGGATGTTTTTGCTGCTTGTTTCTCAAGTTTTGCTCTTTGTGTTTGGTAGGACTTTTCTGCTTCAATTCGTTTCTGATTTGCTGCGACACTGTCACCAACAATACCCTCAGTTATTCTCTTATTTCTCTTCTCAAGAACATCAAACTGAGCGTTATAGTATGCTGATGTGGTTTGTGATAATGTGTTTAAAACCGATTGAACTTCTTGAAGAGCACCGAGAATATTTACTGTGATTTTCTCCTTGATTGCTCCTTCAACACCTGATAATGTATTGTCAAAAGTTTCGGTTACAACAATACCGTATTCATCTAATTCTTCACCTGCGAGTTCTAAAGTTGATTTAAGATTTTTCAATTGTTTAATTGTCATCTTATCAAATTCAATAGGTAACTTGTCGGTAGCGTCTAACCATTTTTGTAATGCTTCTTTACCACCGATTTCAACGATTTTCTTTGCGCTGGTTACACCCTCAGTCAATGCGGATTGGAAGTCATATCCTGTCGCTTGTAAGAATTGTTTGAATTCTTCTTCGTTTAAAGTTTTTAATAATCTTTTAACTTCCTGTAATTTCTTTTTGTATTCCTCAGTGTTCTCATTAATTTTTTTACCACTGTCACTTACCTCAGTATTGAACTTAAGGATAGTCGATAAACTTGTATTGATGAGACTAATTAAACCTTGGTATTCCTCCTTTGAATCAAGAAACGCTTGATATGTTTTTTTCTGTTCGTCAGTTTGTGCTAATAAGAACTTTGTAAATTCTTCTTCTAAACCTAATTGTGTGGTTATTTCTTTTGATAGAGATTCTCTAAGTTTTAGATTCGCAACAGATTGAGTGAACGCACCTTTATCAACAAGCGCTTGTAATCGACGAGATTCTGTAATTTGGTTTTGAATTAGTAATTGTGTCTTACTATTATCTAATTGTTTCTCACCAAACTTAAGTTTACCGATTGCTCGAATACCTGCATCAATAGTGTTGAAATACAACACAATATCTTTCTGTTGTTCAGGACTAAAAACATCAAAATTGATATCATTAAATTGTTTTTTAATTGCTTCAATCGATGTTGGAAACTTATCAATAAATTTAATCGCTGTAATAGAACCATCAACAATAGTTTTAAATACATCTTTATATTCTTTATCTGTGTCAAGAGGACTGAATACATCTGACAGGGGAGAACCTTTGATAATCCCTTGGAGTATGGTCTCAATCTGTTTTAGGTTATTGATTTCCTGTTCTTGGTTTTTAAGAATCGTAGGTTGAGATATGGATTGAAAATCAAAGATTGCTTGTAAGGTTGCTTTTTGTCGGTCTACCGCTTCCAATCTTAATCTTTCAATCTCAAGTTGTTTAACATTTAAGACCTCTTGTTTCTCTTTCTCCTTGGTGATGTCTTTTTCATCGTCTCGGATTTTACCCATTACAGGTTCAACTTGATTTTGGATATCAAAAATCGCTTTTGAATCCTTAAGGTCCAACGCTTTTAAATTACTGATTTCTTTTTGAACTGATTTCTGTTGGTCCTGTAAACCAAATAATCTACGTTCTACACCTTCTTGGAAAATTAAATTACCACCAATACCGGTTGAACCACCACCTGAAATTAAAACCTTTTGTGATTCAACTTGGTCTTTTTTTGCTTTTGTAATTTGTTGTTGTAAAACTTTTTCTCTATCGGTTAACTCAAGAAGTTTTTCTGCTCGTGATGTAATACGACCTTCAAGAGCACGTGCAGTTGCTGCACTTCTGATTGCTTCTGCTAACTGTTGATAACTAATTTTTACCTTACCGTTGAGTATTTCTTCATCTTCTAAGTTTTCAAAATACTTGGGGAACTGTTCCCTGAGTTTATCTAACGCATCCTTACGGGTTTCATAACTCAAGTTTGTATTCTCAATGGTTCTTTGTAGTGACCTAAAAGACGATTGTTCTTTTGCAATATCTTTGGTCAATGCTTCGTTGAATTCTTTCTGTGCTTTCTTCGCATCATCGGTCGCACTCGTCAACCCGATGAACGCTGTAATAAGTAATCCAACACCCACAAGGATTGCGGTGTATGGGTTAGCAGCAAGGGTTGTGTAGAACGCTTTGGTTGCAGCGTTTGCAGCAAGTTCTGATTTCGCAACCGCATAGTTAGAAATCTCTAACGCTATGTTCTCAACCACGACAGCACCTTCCGCAACCCCACGAGCAGCGAATGCAATCGTCAGTGCGTTTTGTGCTGAAGTCACCGCTTTTAAGGAATCTTCTGACCCATCTCCGAAGAGTTGGATTGCAGCAGTAGCAGCAGCAAATGAGGAACCAATCGCTCCTCCTAATTTACCAAAATCACCCAATCGACCTTCAAGGTCTTTACCCTCAGTTTGTTTTTTTAACTGACGTAATGAGTTATCCGCAGTTTTAATCTCACCCGATAATTTCTTAAACGCAACACTACCAATTTCAAGTTCTGATAACTGACTTCTTGCTGATATTAATACCTCTTCAAATTGAGTGAGGTTTGAGATTGCTTGGGGGACACCGTTCAAGACGATGTTTAACGCTATATTTTGCATGTTTTATTAACAAGAGGTTTGTAATACTCTTCCATAAATATCAACCACAACAAAGGTGGTCGTAGATGTTGTCTGTCTTACATAGGTTCCCATTGGAAGAACTTGGTAAGAGGTTCCTGTGTCTATGAATACCTTGTCCAAATTACCTAAGGTTCCTGACCCAAACGAATAAATGGTGGTTAGTGATGGTGTTGTTCCATTACATACCAAATCTTTGTCTGTCGATACGTAAGCAAGACCATACCAAAACGGTTCAGGTGATGGATATCCTTCGTTAGGGTCCAAGATATAGATGGGAGCAGGTGGTTCAATCTTATAGTATGGACTTGATTCCTTAATCAAAGAAATCTGAGTAAGTCGTTTATTCACCAAGTCAGCATCCGTGATTTTTTCAATCGTAAAATAGGAATCTTTAATCCATATCTTATCGTTGAGTTTTGTTTCATATACATCAATCGGTCTGAAGAAAAACTTTCCTGTTAATCTCTTATTTGTTGGGTCATAGAGATTCTCCACATAGGTCCTCCAAAACGAGTTATAGATGGTAAACGGAGTGAACTGTAGTATCTGTGTGGTTGAGTTACCAAAGAAGTCAAAAGTCCCTCTAAAGTTTAAATCTGATATTACCTCACTCACCCCTTGAGATTCCAAGGTTGATAGGTGTGATACACATGGGTAGGTTACCCATTCGACTGGTGTGGAACCTGATAACAAATACCATGACCCTTGGTCTGACTTCAACGCATCCTTATACGCATGTCTGTTTCCCACCCAAAAGAATAAATGGGGAATTGTGGAGTAGGGTGCTTGTTGTTGGTTGTTCAGGTAATAGAACTGTGGTATGATAAAGTTCGGTGCGTTGGTTACCCCTGAGGTAGGACATGAACCAAACGGGAGTTCATAGACTTGTTCACCGGTAAAAATGTTTGATGGTGAAGTAAATCTCTCCCTACCGAAAACGTAATCAAAACGGTCTGTAAACTGTTTGGGTAGGAATTCATTATCTGTGAACTTATAAGTCCATGTAACGTCTTTGGAGAGGTCAAATGACAGAGGTTCAATTCTAACACCTGAGTCCAAATCCATGATTTTTGTGAAGTCTTTTATGGGTCTTCCGTTATCATCAAAATACCAATTATACGGTTCTATTCTAATAACTTTCTGAACCTCATCCTGAACGATAATTAAGTTAAACAGGGTGATGATACTACGAAGGAATTCAAACGCATTTACGTTTGGAATACCCAAAGTCATATCCACCAATTCTGTGATAATTGTTGGAGATTGGTAGAGTTCATACATTGGGAGTAAGTCAGTGATTGTCCCGTCATCATATCCAAGTATTTCATAATTTCCTTTGTTTTGAGAAAAACAAAATGGATTACCAAATGTGGTCTTGTCAAATATAAACACACGGACAAATTCGCCTGCGTTTAAGGTATCAGAGAAGAACAGATTCACCGGTAATGGACCTGAACCACCCAATCCTGCGTATGCTTGAGATAGTTTGATTGGTGAGGACTCAAAGAACATAGTCCCTGTAGTCAAAATTGTATTTGGGTCTGTTCCCTTCCATGCTTGGATGGTGATGTCAGGAACTAATATTGCGGTCCAAATACAGAAATCCAACGTTGATAAATTGAATCTTAGATTAAACCCATATTGACCTGAATACGGAACCCTGAACGTATTACCTCCCGAAGATGTGTAGTTATTCAATGGGTCATAACCACCGTTAATATCATCAAAAAATTGAATCTCATGACGGGTATCTTTATTGTAGTCAAATGTCTGAACCCGAGTATTGTTACCGAACGCTTTAAAGATGTTTTGGTTTGTTACCCCTGATGCATACTCAATTCCAATCTTACCATTTTGGAACGTATCCATATACATTGAAGTGAAGTATTCTGAATTGAAAAATTCACTGTTAACCGTATATGATGTGGTATTAAAAATTCTATCCAACACATCCTTTACCTGAAGTGCAGGTTTGAACATACTCGGTGAAGCAGGAAATGATGCACTATCAAATGATAAAGGACCGTCAAAGTCATAGGTGAATGTTGGGGTTGCTCCTGAGGAACTGTCCCCCTGATAATCCAATCCGTAGTTGATAAGTGGATAAAGAATCTTACCCCCAAATAAACCTGTTACACCATCGTTTCTACACTCCCAAGATTCTGTGATTGAACTATACACGTGGTCGTGATTTAGGTCAGTCCAATTTAAATCCTGAAGTTCTATGTTACGAAAATCTGCGGTGAAGTCGGATACCTCACCCAAGACAAAAATCTCATATACCCTTTCCTCTGTTGAGGTTGTTACAGAGTTCAATCTCATTACCCCTTGGAAGATGTCTGTTCCACGATATTGAACCACACAAGGTATTTTCTGTAACGGGTTGAATTCACTCCCATTGACCTCGTAGTAATGTTCAAAGATGATAGCGTTGTTTGCGGTATCGGGAATCAAAATTGTTCTTGAATAGGGAACCCTACGAGTAGTTAAATTCGTAAGGTCATTCTGTTGAATAATAAGGGTAATTGGGACATCCTCAAACAAATCGAGTTGTGTCCATGTATTACCTGATAATTGAACCAAAAGGGTGGTATTCATTATTTACCTAAAAGTTTGATATTATTGGAATAAACGTATTGTAACTCCAAGTTATAGATTGTTCTGTTACCCTGAATCTTTTTCTCAAATTCTGTGTTGAGGATATTCACCGGTGCGAGTCCTCGGTTTGTTGTGATTTCGTATACAAGATTTGATGTGTAAAGTTCTTCTAACCATTGGAAGGTTGGTTGATTACAGAATCCTGAGTTTACTATCACGGTCTCTACCATCACAACCTCAGAGTCGTTTAGTCCTCTTGAGTATTGTGTTTTCTGTGGGTCAGGAGACCCCCAATCAATATTGAGGGACTTGTATTGTTGACGTGATATTGATAGACCTTGGAAACGGTTAAACAACATCGTATAGTAATCAAAGTGTCCGTATCTGTTTAACCACATCAACTGAAGATGTTGGTTTGAAGAACGTGTTGGACCACACGATACGTTGAATGTAAATATTTCGGATACAGGTGTGAACTGTGCACAGATTCCTTGTGTGTATCCTGTTGGGACTGGTTGTGGGATTAAAGCCATAATATTTTAATTTTTAACAAGGACCTAAGTTAGTAATAGAAACACCACCTTCAACATTAACAGAACCTTCACAAGCACAAATTATTAGGGTTCCAAATCCAGGTAGTGAGTCAAATTGCGCTTGATTATCGCAGTCAATGTAAGATACTGTAGTTACATCTTCTCGCTCTGAGTCAATTTGGTATTCAACACAAACACACGCTGGTGTTGGTGTTGGTGTTGGAGTTTTAGTTGGGGTTCTTGTTGGTGTTTGTGATGGGGGAACACAAGGTCCTAATTCACTAACAGTTGAGTATGTTGTTTCAACGGTCCCTTCACAACCACATATCGTTGTCGCACTATTTCCTCCTAAACTAAACGTAACTCCCTGACCAAGACAGTTTATGTATTGAATGAAGTCAGTCAATAGGGTGTCGTTTGTAACTATGTATTCTACACAAATACAACTATTACTTGGAGTTGGAGTTGGTGTTGGTGTGATTGGTGGACCACATGGACCTCCTGTTAAGATTTGCATCTCCACTTCAGTTACAGGGAATTCACAAGAACATAAATTGTAAACTAAGTTGGGTTGGATTAGAATATTTTGTGGTTGTTGTGTATAACAATTTATTATTGTAACACTCGCTACGGATTCTCCTGTGTATGTTATTTGATACTCGGTGCAACCTGAACAGATTCCTACAGGGGTTGATGATGGTGTAGGAGTTGGAGTTGGTGTTAAGAACTGTGTAGGTGTTGGAGTCGGGGACGCAGGAATCGGTGTTGTCGTTCCTGTGAACTTACCAAACAACTGAACGGTGTATTGTGTTGTTCCACTCGGGAAGTTAGGAATGTTTAGAGGTCCTGCTCCCACATAAAGTGTATTGAACTCCGTGACCGCAGACAACGGGTCAATCAGAAATAGGTTCTGATAAACGTTCGTGCATATAGTTCTTGGACCCCCTCCGTTGGTCGTGAGGTTTTCATACCTCTCGGTGGTGATTAGTGCTCCTTGGTCGTCATAGTAATTATACTCACTATAATATGGTTCTGATAAACCCATTGATGTAAATCCACTCCACAGATAATAGTTTGTGAATCCCAAGGTAAAATAGTCATTGGGTGTGATATCTAATATTCGTGGTGCGTTGGTTAGGAACAATCCTGATGTTGTTGGATATATCCCTTGTGGGGTTCCTGATAAAACAAATGGATTGATGTTAAAGTCTTGTAGGGTTGCGTTTGGATTGGTTCCCATAGTTGAACGGAAAACCTTGTATCCCTGTGACGCTACCGCTGGTAAACCGATTGAGTTTCCATATCCTGTGAAACCTGTTATCGGACTGATTGCAGAATCCGAATACTCATAACCTACCTTGATTTGGTAGAAGATGGTTTCAACGTTTGCTGGTCTTGAGAACGGGAATGTTTGGTGTGTATAGATTGGGGTCGTATCCCAATATGAAATGGGTAACGAATTGGTATAAGTTTCCAATATCTGTTGAAGGTCAATAATCCCCAATCCGAATGGATTTGGAGAACACTTACCTGAGAATACAGGAACACCGTCAACTTCCAAATTGTAGACATACTTGAATTTGAATGTCGTTTGTGGGTCATAGGTTGAACCTGAGACGGTGAAATAGATTCCGTCTGATAATACGGGTTGGAATTCCGCAGGCGTATTTAGGAATGAAATGCTCATCTTTGGTTTGTTTGAATGATAATTTTTTTCTGTATAAAGTCTTCAAGAATTGTTCTTCCGTAAAGACCTAAATAATAAACAATTCTTTCTCGTGCTTTATTAAATCCTTCATCGATAAATTTGGTTGGATAAATACCGTATTCACCGATACTTCTTTGAACCATAAATGCTCTTGATTGATTTGTTATGAACCTACCACGGGAATCTCTAAATTGAGACAGTCCTCTTCTGTAAGTCCATTCTGTTATTGCTCTTAAAGGTGGGTATCTGAGTGCTGGATTTTGTTTCTTACCCCTACGACCATCGTTAACGAATCTCCACTCAGGAGCGTTTGGAAACGACAATCTTAGTCTTGTCTGACCTTGGGGGTCATTCACAAAATCTACTGTCACTGAGTTGTATAAACGACCTGTATCAACACGGTTGTTTAATGGTGTTGGGTATTTACCTGACACAGGTTTTCTCTGTCCATCAAATCCTCTTGACGGTCTAATTTTTAGAAGTTCTGATTGGATGTCATCCTTTAGAATGTCTGCGATAAGTTCAAGGTAATTGGTTGATTGACTCATGACTTATTAAGATGGTGTTACCGTGGGTGTGATTGTTGGTGTCGGAGTAGGACTACTTGTCACCGTTGGTGTTGGAGTCTCATCGTAGTAATCACATGCGTTTAGGTCTTCGAATACCATGATTGGAACCTCCATCGCAACACCTGCTACGTGGTCACCGAATCTCTCAAAGAACGGTATTGCTTGAACCGGTAGATTGATGTCAAAATTGTTATACAATTCAGGGAAGGTATGGATACCTCTTTTAACATAGGATAGGAATCTACGTGCTTGAAGACTCATATCTGAAACACAATCCCTTTCATTACTTAAATCCCAATTCAAGATGTCAGCAAAAATCAACGTCATGTTATATGTCGTTATGTTGTCATCGTATTGAATCGATTGTGGGACCGCAAACATAAACGGATATTCTACAGTTCCCCCTGATATATGAATCTGTCCAAAATCTACCAAGTTACCATACGAAAACGTATTCATAATTGGTGAGTCGACTTGGAAGTCTTGAAGGTAATCCAAGACCTTATGGAATGTTGTATATTGGTTCATTAGTTTTTCTTCATTTTTGATTCAAGTTTCTTTATCTCGTTCTGTTGTTTAATTATTCTATCTTTTATTAGAGACGCAGTGCTTAGACATAAATACATATTCGTTTCAAGTAATCGGTCCCACTTTGTCAGGTCTTCTTTACAGAGTTGATACGTGAGTTCAAAGTAAAATCGGGTAGTGGACTCGGAAGCACAAATGACGGGAGTATCTTCCTCAGTGGTTTCAGATACTTCTCTATCTTCATCTTCACTTTCAAAGAAGTGTTTATACGTGTGGTGAATTCTTTTAATATGTGCAAAAAAAAAGCGGACACTGAATACCAAATTATAACATCAACCTCTTTCATGACCTCTGAACGAGAGTCAACTTCTGAGGATTTAAACTCCGTGAGTTTGTATTTTGTTCCGTTCTCAATTTCTATTGGACGGTATAATAAAGCAAGAACCTTATGTAAGTTCTCATACATTTTATCCTGTTGAGAATAGACCTCCAAGTCAATCCACTGTCCCCATTTCATATTGGACCAGTCGTTCTCCAATCCGTAGGTTACACCCTTGTAACTGAAGGTAAAGATAATATCGTTTGTGGGAGGTTTTAACAGGTGTTGTGATAGTGCGGACTCAACGAACCTAATCTGTTCAACAGGGAGTTCCCTGAGTTCATGTGCGGTCAAATCCAAATACAATGCTAACAACTCAGTTTGACTGTTATACTTGATTGGGTTCTTCATTATTTTTTGGTATTTCTCAACCGTCAAATGAGGATTGATTTTTACCACTTTATCGTCTATTAAAACTTCTATCATATTACTGTAAATTTTCTTGGTTTGTTATCTATGAACTCAGACATGACATAACGTAGTGCGTCTAATCCGTGGTCCGGTCCATCAGTTGAATTTGTTATCCGTCCTGAACGGTCTTTTCTATATCGGTAGTTATCAAACTCGTTGATAAGATTGGTTGAGTCCTTGTGAACAAAGACTTTGTGTTGACGTAATTTTTGTATTCCGAACAAAACAGAGTTCGCTCCTTTCCTGACTCCTCTGACATTTAGTCCTCCTCGTTTTAGTTCTTCTATTGATTTAGGTTCCGCACTATCACAAACGATGTCATTGTTTCTGTTAATACCCCTATCTTTTAATAAGTAGATTAGGTCCTCATTGGTGAGACCTCGTTCATATACCAGTTCCTTAACGTAGACCTCTTTGTCTTTTACAAAGACCTCCACCACCGCACACGGGTCTTGTGAGAATCCAAAGTCAATTCCGTAGTAGGTGTATTTGATTCCCTGTGGTAAGGTCTCGTAGGTGTTTGGTTTTTGGTATACAATTTCTCTTGGAGGAACGATTTGTGACTCTGAGTATATCAACCATAAGTCGTGGTCCGTTTCCTTCAGAGAATTGATTGAATCAATTATTCGTTGGTCAAGGAACGCATTGTCCCTCCATGTCGATATCAACACACAACCGTTGTCTCTTTTCTCATAGTCCAATCCCCACCAATCTGTTGGGATTTCAGGGTTGTATGCACCCATCACATACTTGGTTGTTCTGATGTCCAACTGAACAAATGAACTAATTGATACCGTATTGACCTCATCGATTAGAACGATGTCACTTCTCATACCTCGGAGTTTACCGGTGGTGTCATCTAACCCCACAAATCTTACTAATGAACCATTATCAAAACGATACACCATATCGACTTTATTATACCTTCCGTCCACCCACATATCCAACTGTTCCATAACCTCCTTAAAATCGATTAGAATGGTGTTCTTGATGGATACTTGGGTCTCACGTGCTATGGTTACGGTGGTCTTTGGATTGGATAGACATTCCACCACAAGAGTTTGTATTGCTGCTATGGTTTTCCCTGAACGAGATGAACCCCTCAGGAAGATATATCTGAGACCTTCCTGAATCTTAAGTTGTATTTGAGCGAACAGTTCATTTGCTTGGAGTTTCATATCTTGTATTGTTACCTTCCCTGTCCGTGGTATTTCTTCTTGTAATTCCTTGATAACTTATTGTTGGATGTTCGGGTTTTAGAATGAACACCGGGTCTTGAGATTTTAGGTTTTACAATTTTGGTTGTGGTTGACTGTGATTTTTTCATTCATCAATATTCTTCCTAATAATTTCCACTTGAATTTTGTTATCCGTTGGGTTGATTTTATCACCTTGAGTTGTGATGTCAATTTGTTTTTCATCGGACCAGTTCTCACGGAATTTGTTCTTCATGATGATGGTCCACAGTCTTTGATTGAACTTGTTGGACTCTCCTGATTCGATTGCTTTATGTGCTTGTTGATACCACCATTGCTCACAATCCCTTTGATAGGTTTGGAATACATGGTTGTAATCTTTGTTTCTTTTCAACATCGCATAGTGTTGGTCCCATGATAAACCGAGTTCTTGTAGGAACGCAGTCACGTGTGAACCTCTCCTTCCGTGGTCAAGGATTATCTCCTTCCACATAGGATTAATGTAGGTTTCCGTTCTTGGTCTACCTATTGGTTTTTTATTCGATTCCATTGTAGTGTGGTTTGATTGATGATTTTATGGTGTTGATTGCATGTTCAATCGTCACCTCACCCTTTGCGTTTGGGTAGATAGAATAGAACCCAAACATAATTTGTTTGTGGTCAAGGTCATCCATCTCTTCGATGGTCTTCTTTTTAATCACATCACGATAAATGTCGTGTGCGAGGTTAAGGTGGTCTTTTGATTCAAGATTGTTGAGGACTTGTGGTTTTCTTCCTTTGCAATTACATCCCATAAATATTGTTTTATATCCAATAAATATATCAAAAATGGTTCAGAAAGAAACAAAAAAACCCCACCATTTCTGATGAGGGTTCCCGACAAACACAGACAATGTTTTACATAGGTGGTCTCTTACAACCATATCTTAATTTGTATCCAATCTTTTTACAGATTCTATAATAGACAAATCTTGAGGTTCCCCATTTCTTTTCAAAGTCTATAACACTGATACCACTCAAGACATCTTCACCATACTTTTTATCTCTAAAAATTTTAAATTGTTTTTTACGTTCTTCATAGTCAGAGTAATTCCAATCATCAATCTTGTAAGACACGTTTTTTAATATCTGTTTAATATTCTGTATAGAGACTTTATTTCCAAATATCTCATTGAGTGTTTCCATTGTGATGGGTTCACCATAATAATATGTATCTCTCATCTCTTTCACTTGGTCCATCGTAAACCGTGCGCGTAATTTCATAGCGGTCTCCCTGCTCTTGGTTTTGTGTTCCTCGGAGTTTGTCCAAATATTCAGTTTCTCATAATTTTCAAGTCGTTTGTCACTGTTTTTAGAAATAACTTTCCGATTTTTTAGGTCGGAAAGTTCTCTGTGTAGTAGGTCTCGTAGTTCAGGTGTCATGGTCTTAACGAAGGTAATCAATCTCCCACGAATCTACGTAATCAAACGGTGATTCCAATACGGTGTCCAACATTTTTTCTATGGTTCGGATTGAACGTTCGGTCATCTTGTTCCAATTCTGATATGTCCAATGGAGGATGTTTTCTTTGACCTCATCGGTTGCGTGGTCAAGGTTGATGTTGTTAATCAATACATCTGAAACCAGTCCCCACTGTTCACTCCAAGACAAGTGGATGTCAGCATACTTCACACGGTCACGGATAGCGTTCCTATGGACCTGTAACATGTTCCTACTACCACCCTTCTCTCTCATGTCCTTTACGTCATCCGCACTCGGGAGTGGGAAGTTACTTGTGAAGATGAACTTGAACCTATTAGTCGGAACCACAAATCCCATACGTTGAGGGTCTGTGTGTGCTTCGATTGCTTGTTGTTGGATTTCACTGAGGGTTGCGATTTGTGATGTGAGGTTCTTCTCGTATGCGAACTGTTTGAATCCTGTCAATACATTCTTCATGATGTTACAGTTCTCCTCGTTCTTGAGGATACCATCACAGTCATCCACAGAGATGATGATGTTCTGTCCCTTGGGAACCAAATGGTTGATGACCGCAAGTTGAACACCAAACGCAAACATAGACGTTGAACCGTTGATGGACAGGTGTTCGTTTCCTGACTCCTTCAAAAGTTTCTCCACGGTAAAGGTCTTACCGAATCCTGGTAGTGAAAACAGGTAGGTGTGTGGGAACTTGGAATCAAGTGGGGTTTTGATACCACGAGTAACGATGTTCTCAATATGTTTACGGATGTTAGCGCCCTCTGTAAGTGCGTTGAGTTGGTCTTGGTTGAGGTTGTATTTCATGTGTGTTATTTTATTAGGGTGTAAAGATACTACAAAGTTTCATTACTTAAAAATGTTTTTGCAACTTTTTTATGTTTGTAGTAAATTGATTTTGACTTAGTATTATACTTAAGATTCCATTCAGTGTATCCTAAAGTTAAACTGTCTTGATATTTTTCAGTCAGTGATTTTGTTTGTTTTTTAAGTATTGCTTCTTTCTCGTAAAGACTATACGTTCTACCTACACGTGGAAAATTGTATTTTTGGAAGTGTATGATAATATTTTTGTTGGATTTGTTGTATTTTTCACCGGTTTTTTTCAAACCTATCAATTTACAGGTCTCATACATTTCTTTAACCTGTTCGTAAGGAACACAACTTAATTCACCATTTAATAACTGTGCGTCACTAGTATAGTTGAATGCTTTCCGATTTTTTAGGTCGGATAGTTCTCTGTGTAGTAGGTCTCGTTGTTCTTGTGTCATACCAACAAAGATAGTGA